GCGGTAGCTTTTTATTTTTTGAGTCAACCTGCATAGGTGGATCTGTAAATTGGTTGCCGTACTTTCCTTTTAAACGCGCATCACCAATAAACATATCGTCTTTATCGTCTTTCTTAAAGACTTGAGCAGGTTTTGGAATAGATTCGGGCCAGTCCGATTGTTTACTTGCCTCCTCTTTATATGCGGCCTCCATGACAGCGTACAGAGCTTGCGCCTGTGGTTTTGTCATCTTGAAAGACATTTCGTACTTTGCACCGTCGTCTGACGCAGGGCAAGGCACAGTTCTACCTTTGTCCCCTGCCTTTTTATCAAACTTATACGTCTGATTGATCTTAGGGTACAAGGCTTGCACGTCTCTTATAATGTGCGTAGTCGGTTTATCAGCCATCTTAGCTTTCTCCTATTTATATACAAACCCGTCTACTTCTGTAAACGGTGAGGTTTTTGTAACAACATCATTCGACACTGTTACCTTCTGTAATGCTGCTTTACTTGCAGCATCGCTACTTTTTAATTCTAAAGCATACTGCACCTCTTCTATAGTGAGAGGTCTGAGAGCTTTAAAATATAACTTAGGTACATAACTTTTTTCATCGAAATATACCTGTGTTATTACAGATATGGAGTTTGTTCTCCGAGTACTGAGGAATTTAGCATACGCTTGTAATCCCATATGTCCATCTTTAATATTGCCAAAGATGGAGGTTGCAGGAAGATTTAAATGGTAGATTGTATCCATCTGCCCCTCTAGGGCAACAGCAATACGTTGCGAGTATCTACACGCACGACCACCGTTCTCACCCGAACCCTTTATGTTGTGTTGACAGTCCATGCAACGTTTTGCCTGAACCTGATCTTCTGGCACTTCAACAGAAGGAAACTGTGTGTCAACCGACCAACAAGTAGGGGCAGATGGATTGTCAGGGTCATACGCCCCTGAATAGAAAGTCCTAGCTATATCAGCAGCATTTATAACTACTAAGTTGATAGAGCTTTCGTCTTCCATATTTTCCTGTCTCCCGTCCACCACGCGACTAAACTTACCGTCACGAATACTGATACGAGGAGGAAATTTACTATCTAATGTGCTGTCCATACCCCTACTTCTTCAGTCTTCTTAGGCGGTCTAGACTTCGTGAGAGCTTTTTCTATCGCCTTTATGTTGTAGCGATAGGTATCTCCTGCACGGATATAATGATCCCGTGAAATGATACCCTCACGTACCCATTTACGAATGGTTGAAATTGATACGCCAAAATACTTAGCGATAGTCTCTACATTTACATATGCATTCTCTGTCATGGTTTCCTCACAGATATTGTGTACTCTGAATCCACATTTAAACCTTTCGGTAGTAGATCAGGGTTTTCCTCAAGAAACTGCCGCATGTTTGTCTGGTTAAGACGCTTCTCCATAAGCTCTGGAGCTTCATGTTCTAAAACAAACTTGTACATTTGTTCCCAATCACTAGTCCAGTATCGTTGTTTTACGGTTCTGTAAAACTGCCCTTCTGTAGTCTTAGCACCTGTCACACCATGCTCGTCGCAGTGTGCAAGCAACGCTTGCGATATTTTATTGAGTTGCTCAACAAGTTTAGCATCTTTCTTCTTGAACTCCTCTGACAACACCTTTCGCTTATCACGTATCTTAATATACGTTTTTGTAAGCTTCTCTATTGGAACTTGCATTTTTGTCTCCGAATGTAGTTATATGTGGTACATAGTGACTAAACGTTACCTAGTCAAGTACCTCTTTGTATAAATTTATTATAGCAGAATGAGCATCTATCTTATCGTCTAAAAGAGAATATACACGCTGCTCTACAAGTGATCCTGCAAGTTGTATCACAGTACACTTGTGCTTCTGTCCAGAACGATGCACTCTTGCATTGGCTTGTGCGTACGTTTCTAAACTCGAAGTTGGACCCCACCATACAACAGTACTTGCGGCTGTAAGAGTTACGCCATGCGCTGCTGCTTGGGGTTGTATGATAAGCACTTTGGGATCGGGCGTATTCTGAAAACGCTCAAATATCTCAGACCTTTTATGTGCTGATACATCTCCTCGTATGATGTCGGACGTGATGCCGTCGCTGGTTAGCTTATCGGCTAACATATCTATAGTGTGTCTAAACGGGACAAACACCAATACTTTTTGCGAGCATTCATCTATCACCTCTCGTAATACTTTGTATCGATTAGAGATATCGAATTGTATACTGTCTCCGTCATCGGTGTAGATAGCTCCTGCGGATATCTGTAACAATTTGTTTATATTGACTGCTGCATTTACAGCGGTGATATGTTCTCCTGCAACCTGCATGACCATACGCTTACGCAACATCTCGTAATACTTTTTCTGCTGTGTTGTCAGTTCTATCTTACGTTTGGTGTAAACCATGTCAGGCAGATCTAAACACTGTTCTTTTGTAAATCTAATAGCAGGTTGTAACGCTGCAAACACGGTGCTTTTGGCTGTATCTTTTGCAACCCATTTAAACTGCGTAACACGATACATAACCTGCTCTCTAAAAGTACCAAAAAATCTAGGCACTTGTAACGGGTTTACCATCTTAGCTAGGCCATATGCATCTAGTGGTGACTGTGCGGCAGGTGTACCTGTCATCATCCACAACCACGTATCTTCATTGACAAGCTTTTTAAGTGTCTTCCAACGCTTGGTTTGCACGTTTTTATAGTGTGTAGCTTCATCTACGATAATTAAGTCGAACCCACCGTTAGCTATTACATCTTTCACTACTTCTACACCATCGTAGTTGATTATAACGAAATCGGCCCCGTTATTAATAATCTTAGCCCGTTTTTCCTTGTTACCATATGCTACGTCTACGGTTCTGTGCATGGCAAAAGAAAAGAGGTCGTTGCGCCACGCCGAATCCATTATAGATAGAGGGCATATAACTAGCACACGATTTATTATCTTTTTCTGCATGAGAAAGTCTGCTGCCCAGATTGCTGACGCAGTCTTGCCCGTACCCTGTTCGTTAAAACAAAACGCCTTCTTGTTCATGGTTAAAAAAGACGCTG